GATTCCTTTCTTTCCAAAGGCTAAACAGTTCATCAGCAGAATCGTAATCGTATGCTTGGTCAGCCTGAACAAACAACTGTGTTCGGACTTTTGACCCTTTGATCCACTCAGCAAACTTAGGGTCTTGCAGTATCTGTTCCATCTCAGGATGAGAGGATTTGAGTTGTGCAAGAGTAGCCTGTTGTTTGTATTGTTGTGTGTAAGCCTGTGCTTCCTTGATCTTAGGGTGGTTGTCTATAGCTCTACTAACAGCGGTTTTAGGATCGACAAAAAAATCTACATCGTCATCGTTATCATCTTGTTGTTGCTGTTGTTGAGGTGCTTGTTGTTCTGAGAGTTGTGTTTGGATGTAGCTATCAACAACTTTACGTAACTCGCCAACTTCCGTACTCTGCTTACCTGAAAACTTTTCAAGTTCTTGGTGCATCTGTACGAGGTCTTCAACAGATTTACCTTGGTACTTTTCTGGAATTTCGGGCTGTTGAGGTTGTTCCTCTTCAGGAGTCTCTACAGTATCTTGTATGTCGAGTTGGTCTGTTGCTTCTAGTTCTTCTTCCGTACGCTCATCAAGTAATGTTGCTCGTGACATTCTAAACTTACCCCGCCTATTATTATTATTAGGTTATGGAGGATTAAATGGGAGTTGTCCTATGAGGTTTCCCGCGTGGTTTGCCCAGCTTTCTCATGTTCACGTACCCACTTTATGTGCCTGCCGGGAAAATCCCCAGAGGAACCGTCGAGTATATGTTGAGTTGCTGATACAATTTTTGTAGCGTTAGCACCACATCCGCACCTACTGGATGTAGTACCTGACTCTACAAATTCTTCAAAGATATGTCCGTTAGTACAACGAAAATCAAATACTTTAATCATCTTCTTCCAGAGACTTAGATGCCTCTTCGTAATTAGTTTTAACGATAGTTTCCATGTTAATTAAGTGGGCTAATATGTTTAGTTGTCCCTTACGAAAAAACATATCGTCAGCATCTTTAGCTGCTTCTATACTGTTAATCTGTAAAGCATTGTTGCCAAAGTCTTGCACAAGTTGCTTCCAGCCATCAGTAAGAAAAAGACTAAAGTATGAGTCGTAATATTTTTGTGTTTCTTGATCCATGTTGAGGCCCTTGGGTTATCTCTATAGTTTATAAAGTGTACAATACATATATTATTATACCACATTTTTAGATATTTGTCAAGCTTTATTTTTACTTTTGGTACTTTTACGTCTTCTTCCTGAAGCAGTTACCTGCATGTTTAATCTTAGCTGGCCCAGTTTTACGACGAGATGACGATGCTTTTTCACCTTTTGTCATTTTAGCTGCGACAGCTTTGGGTCTGCACGAGGGGTACGGACGCTTCTTTTTGTCCTTACCAGAGCGTCCACACGGCTTTCCGGTCTTTACATCGACCCATTCTTCCTTGAACCATTTTTTAAGTGCGGCACCTTTTTTACTTTTTCTTACGGCCACTTTTGTTACCCCAGTTTTTAGCGCCTACTTTGCGGCACTTAGCTACAGCACCGGATGCATATGCAGAAGGCCATACTTTGTAACGAGCTTTAACTTTCTTTGCACATGCATCATTAGCTTTCTTTTTCTTAGGCATTACTTTTTCTTCTTTTTCTTTTTCATAGCTTCTTTAGCTTTAGCTGCAGCGGCTCTACCTTTAGGGGTATATGCATAACTTTTGTCCACCTTACTTTTGGCATTTGTCTATCTCCTTTTTCATTGCATATTGACGGGTACATGCATGACATACACCGCACGTTAAGAAACCTTCTGGAGTTTCTTTGGGTTTACGACAAGACCAATACATATTTCGTAAAGGTTCTGCCATACTATGATAAATACCTAAGCTACGTTGTAAAGACACTTGAGTCATAAAATCAAATGGTGTAGCCCATACAGGATTAAAAAATCTACCTGTTCCAGTAGCGTTTAAAATACCATAGGCTTCAGCAGTTTCTTCTTTTCCTGTATTATAATCACCAGTGTATACAGCCGTAAAATGTTTAGGTATACCGTTTATTACTCTTCCTGCTTGAAACATAGCTAATGCCATGTCTCTACCACCCGGATATTGTTCTGTCCATCCATAAAAAGAAGAAGAAAACTCAAAAGGTCTTTGGTTATTTTTTAACCAATTAATACTTTCGTAAATAGCTTTTGCTTCTGCTTTACATCTTTTTTCAGAATTATCTAAGTGTATAGCGTGAATGTGTACGTTTTGTTTTGTATGTTGTAATAAGTTCCAAGCTAGTGATATGCTATCCATGCCTCCTGAAAACATTAATAAAACATTTTCGTTATTATTGTTTTGAAATTTATGATATTTAAAACAAGTACTGAGTGCTTCCTTTACCATTAAAGCATACGACTTTACTGACGAACTCATTAAAACTCCTTACCATTTCTTACAAGACCAATAACGCGCACTAAGTTTATTAGGAGGACTTGAATCGCACTTATGTCTAGCCCTAAAAGATTTACGACGAGCAGGCTGGTCTTTTTTAATAGTCATTTTCTGATCACCAAACCTAATTAGTTTAGTTTTGTCGCCTTCTTTAGCAACAACCACAAACTTTTTAGTAGGATGACTAGGCGTCCTCTTTGGTTTGTTGTAACCGCTTACTCCTGCTCGTGTTAGTTTTGGATCCTTTTTTTTGCTCATCGATTTTGTCCTCCAAAGCCTTGACCCGGTTCTCCAGCAAGTCCAATTTGTTGAACTGGTCTTGGAATGCTTGGTTGATTTGGCTGAGGAACTGGTTCATTTCTGTTTGTGTCATTAGCATTAGGACGTTTTCCTTCTATTTGTTTTTCTTTAAGTAGGGCGTCTGCTACCTTTAGGCGGCGATCAAACTCTTTGTCTTCTTGGTCTCCTTCCTTGAGATTTCTTGTAATAGCTTCAATCTTTTCAATTTGTAACTCTTCAGGCAGTAACTGTGTTTCCATAGCGTACTTAGATGCTCTAGCTTGCGACTCAGCAGCCTGTGCTTGTAATGCTGAAGTCTGGCTCTGCTGAAACTCCATCTGAGTTTGTTGAGCCATCTGAGCCATTTGCTGTGCTTGAGGATCTGGCTGTTGAGCCTGTTGCATAGACGCAATCAACTCATCACGGTTACTCAGGTTCATGTTGTCGATAATGCTCTGGATCAACACAGGGTAAATTGGACTGTCTTGTTTCATAGTTTGCAGAAGTTGCACCAACTGTGTTACCTTCGTATTCTCTAGCGATAATACCTAGAGTAGACGTAGCAGTAAACTTGTAGTCAGATACAGGATAGTTTTCAGGATCAAACTGCATGTACCTATGTGCAGCTTTAGCTACAAACGGTAACAAGAACGATTGTTGAAAGTTGATTAGGGTGCGCTTGTGTCGTTTAATGATAGCGCCAAGAGACATACTAATACCAGCAGCAGTAGCTTCACCATTAACCTGTCCAGCAATACCTGCAGAATCAACAGCCCCTGTAGCTTGCTGAACCATTTGCTGTAATGCTGATGCTTGTGCAAAAGTAATTTGATTTACTTGTCCAAAGTTAAATGGTTGAAGAACTTCACGAGGATCTCCGTTAGTAAGAATCATCTTACCCGGACGTATTTCTGGTTTAGCGCCACGAGGTAATCTAGTTGCATCAATAGCAAGCATAGGATGAATCGTAAGACTTAATGCATCAATACGTGCACGTAGCTCAGTATCCAAAGCTTTCTGACTGTTATAACCTTTTTCACATACTCCTCTGCCCCAGAAATCTTCCGGGTACTACGTCCCAAGGAAACGCAACTACAGGACGATCATTCATCATGTACGGATTAGCTTCAGCCTTTAGTAGTGTACCACCGTTAGCTATAACCACTATGGCTTCGACGTACATAGACTCTGACTCTACTTCTACCTCTTCGGCTTCTAGCAACTCACGAGGTACTAAACCGTAGTACTTTGTTAGACGTACTTTGTCGTCGTTGTAGATTGTAAGATCTTGGTCAGGTTCTAAGTCTGTGTCAGGAGCAGCAGAACCAACGTATACATCACGATAAATTCCTTGTTCTTGTAATAGTTCTACGCTGTGCCTAGACACAAACTCATCAATAGCAACACCCATAGCATCATCTACAGATGTAGCTACAGGATCAATAAGAAAGTTTTGTGGTAGTATTGGTTTTAATTTAACCACTACTCTATCTGTAATGTTAACTCCTACAGCTTGTAAGTCTCCACCCATAATGGGTTCAGACGCTGGAGCCATTTCTTTAATTTCTTCAAGAATAATTTCTCCCATTCCTGTACCAAACACAGCAGAGTTAATTAAGCACTCTGCAACAGCCTTACGTACTTTACACTTTTCAAAGTCTTCTGTTAATTTATTACGCAGATACTGTACATCTTGACGGTCTTTGTCATTAACATCATCAGAAATATCAAACCATTTACCTCTACCAAACGTAGCTTCTTCTAGTTCTGCTACGTTAGACTCTACGGCTTGTTGCAATGCAGGAGCTATAATTCTAGAGCGTTCTGATCCTCGTTCTGAATCTGCTGGATCCCATTGTCCACGCCAAAGTCTATAATATTCTTCAAACTTTCCTTCATAGTTTGACTCGTAATAATCACGCCAATCTTCACATTTAGTTATTACCCACTCTTCAAGTGATTCTTGAATCATTAAAGGATCTGGGTTTAATATTTCTTCTGCCATAGTACTTTCCTTAAATTATTGCTACGCTGTAACCCAGTGTAAAAAATACTACGGCAGAGATAGCGTAGATGCCATAGGTGTTAAACGGTCTAAAAACTTTATAGTTCACTTTAGTATCCTGCTATTACGTCTAGTATTTCGTGATCATCTATTTCAAAATCATAATGGTACGCTACTTTAGCTAACTGATCTACATATGCTAGTGCGTCAACCAAATCATCATGAGTTAATACATCAGGAAACTGAAACAACTGGTCTAAGAATTTATTATTCCATGAACCTTTGTTTAAACTAATTTGAGCGTTTTCAAATCTTCCTTGTAATGCGTACATAACTCTGTCAGTTTTTTTCTTGTTACCGTGAGATAGTTCTTCAACTCTAAAAAATCTTCCGTATTGTTTCATTAGGTTAGTTAAAGGACTCATAATAGCTTGCCTTAAAACTCCCTTTTCAATACCAACACTAACGGGTCTGTAGTCTCTAACGGCCTGAAATATCTTGGTGGCAGTCTCATCAAAGCCCCACCGCCCGTGTATAATATTATCAACGTACCAACCATTAGGCCCAGCTTTAACAACAGCGATTGCGGTTTCATCAAGTTTAGAGTTCTTTGTTCGTTTTTTGTTTACTTCTTCAAAACCAGCAAGGTCAATAGCTATGTAGTAATCACCTTCTTCTGGTTCTTCTCCAAACTGTATCCAATCTTCTTTAAACATTTCTGAGCCTCTGGCTTCAAACGAGGCCATGAACTCTTGTCTAAAGGCATAACTCGACATTGATTTTTTTGCCAAGTCGATTTCAGATGCGTCCAAGATTGGGTTATCGTAGCTGGTGAAATGCCATCCCCTGTAAGTCTCATCGTCGCCTAGCTCTGCAAATTTATACAATTCATAAAAATGATTACGTCCCATAGGCGTACCTATAAACATCGCAGAACCCTTTTTGGTCTGCCAGTGCTGGACGGAGTATTTGTTCCCATACGTCAGGCTTCATGTCTGCGTACTCGTCCATCACAAGAAACTTCAAGGACACACCACGCATTGTCTCTGGCCTATCGGCTCCCTTGAGACTAATCATGGCCCCGTTGACCAGCTTGATCTGCAGGTTGTTTATGTGCGAACCTGAGATAACAGGGTGTCCTAGCTCTAGCAGGGTTTGCCACATGATGTCTCTTGCTTGGCCCTGCGTAGGCGCAACGTAAAAAACTTGACCTCTATCGGTCTGTAGTGCATTAATGATTAACATCCAAGCAGCAAGACGGGACTTCCCTGTTCTCCGTCCTGCGGCTACTACTTTGAACCTAGTAGGATCAGAGTAGACTTCCTGCTGCCACGGCAACAGTTGTACGTTTAAATCTGTCACTTGGTCTAGTTACAAACTCCAGCGTCTTCTGAGTTATCAAACTGATTGTCACCACAGCCGTACTTACCGTCGTTATCGGTGTCACAGAAACGGCTCCAAGCCTGCATATTAAATGTATAACCTTCGCTCCACGGCACGTAAGTCTTACACCACTGATGTGATCCTACAGCAAAAGGGATCTTGTGGTTGTTCTACGTAGTCACGTTTAGTCCACGGCTTTTGTACACGAAAGAACGTGTCTTTGTTTTTCATTAGCTGTCTCTTAAACAAAGAAGCTACTAGGAGTACTGATGTAGATTTCTTGATTTTCTTCTAGGGTGTACGTAGATCCATCATCGTAGTTGATAACAGTAGCAGGATAAACAATACCACTAACAAACAAAAATAATACACCAAAAAGATACTTCATGTTATGCTCCGTTAAAGTTTACAAATGTTGCTGGTTGTTCTAGTAAGTCAAAGGTGACAACTACTTCTACGTTACCTGATCCTCCTGCTGCTGCTTTAATTATATCTCCTGCTTGTAGTACAAAGATAGCGTTTCCGTCAAGTAACAAGTTGTTTTTAGCTGATATGTTGGTTCCGTTGTAGATGTATACATCAGCAGTAGGAGAAGGTTTGTCTACAAACACAGTAACGTCGTTAGTTGCGTTATGTAGGTTAGCCACAAACAACATGTTCCAGTGAGCTACAAACCCGCTAGGTATTGTTACAACAGTTTGTGTAGAGGTGTCTGTTAGGTTTAAGTTTTTAGTGTATAACATTAATACGTCCAGATTACAGGGACAGTTCCCCGTGTATCAACGTGAATAAAGTCACCAGCGACCCCTATACCAGTAAATCCCATAGATAGAGCTTCTCTTATTAACGTGTACCGGTGTGCAGCGTTTGTTATTTTTATGTCTGCTGCTATGCCTTGCGCGTGGGTTCCCGGTACATCTTTTTTAGCTTCTATAGGGTGGCTAGGGCTTCTGTAGCCGCTGGTGATAACAAAAGGGAAACCGCAGTTGTCCCTGAGTTGGTCAAGCTTGTCTAAGAAGTCCTGCTCCATACGGTTCTCACCAGTATGTTGGCAGTTAAACTCTTCTTTAGTGAAGTATTTCATGTACAAGATGCTTAATAGCGTCTTTAATGTGATGGATCTTGGACTGCAACGACAACATCTTCTTCTGTCCCTGTAGTTTCAGTTCCTTCTGTAATAGACGTAGCTCCAACGCCAGTGATGTTAATCTGTATCGCATTTCTTCCTGCATCTTTTACTATATCCTTTTCAAATGCAGCAACAGGAAGAATACGATCCATAACTAACTTCCACGCTGCTGCTTGGTTTTTATGATCTGGGTCTGTAGCTGCTTCAAATATAGCATCCATCACGGCACGAGAACGAGGAGAGTTTAACATCCTTGCTTTGTACTCATTTATGATAGCTGCATCACCCTTTGGCCTACCTACAGCCTTTCTGCCTCCTTTTTTCTTAGAGGAAACAGAAGACTTTTTAGGGCGACCAACAGGATTGCTCTGTTTAACGTCGTTATCCATACTATATAGACTTAACCTAGTTGGGTTTCTGGTTCTTTTCTTATATTTGTTCCTAATAATTGTAAGTAGGAACTGTATTGTTCTATATATACATATTATTATATCACACTTTTAGTAAAAAGTCAAGAAGAATCTGTAAAAGATGTAAAATTACCCAGAGCACAGTGGATTTACAGTGCAGATTCTGTGTAGTTACAGTGCAGATTCTGTGTAGTTACAGTGCAGATTACACAATAC